ATTAGTATCGGAAACAGGAAAGGAAGGCGAAAGACGGTTTAAATGATGCGCTTACCCCTCTGAAGCACTGTCGATTCTTCCAACCAATCCGGATGGAGACTGCCCATTCGCTCCTGAATACAAACAGGCGATATGGGCAACCAGCATATTCAGCAGCATTGAGCGTACAGCCAAATCCGACACACGACTTGAGTCTGTGTTATCGAGATAAATGGTTGCTTGCGTGAAATACTGCTGAAGAAGTGCGTCGTCTACAGATGAGAATTCAGGATAGCGTAGCTTAAATGCGGAGGGGGCAAATATTACGACGCCCATTTGCTGCTCCCGCTATTTTTCGTCAGCCTTTTTTACGCCCGGAGCCGGATTTTCCGGGTCAAGGCCTTCGAGGCCAGTTTTCGATTCTTTCAGATCTTTACCCTGCGCATTCAGACTGCGAATATCTTTCTGAATGAAGATTGCATTATTCTGAATATACGCGGCATCCTTATAGGTCTCGATGAACTTATCTATGAAGTCTTTCTCGACCATGGTAACTCCGAAAGCCCCCTCAGGAATTGCACCATCAAGACCACGGAGGGCGGTTGTTGCCGCCCCGTTCAGGATTACTGTTTTGCCATCCAGAGTTACCTGAAGGCCATTTGGCAATTTGCAGCCAACGCTTACCATTTCTGCCATGAATTAAACTCCCAACATGCTTGCAAATGCCAGCGGCTGGCGAATGATTGCGCCCCAGGTGCCACCGGTTTTCTTTTGTTTGTACGCGGACAGGTCAACAACAACCGGATGCGCACGCATTTTTTCGGTAAATGCGCAGTAGCCGGTGTCCTGACCATCCAAATCGTCGGCGATCAACTGAACCAGTTCGCCGGATTCGGTTTTGTACTCGACAGCAGTAACAACGCGCAGGTTCGGGAAGTTTTTCTTCAGCTGATCAGACACGTTGACGTTGTACATGTTGGTCTTGGTCAGATTTGCTTCTGACTCTGGACTCATCGCCAGCGTCATCTTGCTGTCTCGCTCAACGTACCCCTTGGTCTGCTTCACTAACTGCATGTAAAGCGCCTGGATATCGTCATACACCGCCTGACCGTCTTTGGTTGCCCAGGTGGTTCCGCCGCTCGCACCAGTTGCACCCGGGGTGATTGATGCCGGAAGGTTAGGGTCATTCAGAATGCCGTAGTTCTTCAGGCCAGCAACGCCGAAGAAGTAGGACTTGTTCTGAAACTTATTCAGGGTCAGCGCAGAAGCAGTATTCAATTGTTGAGCCCATGCAATGCGGCCTTCACCGTAACGGTCAAGTTCCAGCTCACCCCACTGAGTAATGGTCTGGTACAGATAGGACTCACGAGCAACCCAGTTGACGTTAGCATTTACCTGCCCATTATTGTTGTAGTCACCATAACTGGAAACCTGACCCGTTGATTCCACAACCGGGAATTGTGCGGTCATGGTGGTCCAGTCTCCCTTCTTCGTTTCCCCCAGAATTTCCACCGCTTTCATCGGAGTGACAAGGATGCGAATCAGTTCCGGGTCAACGTAATTAGTGAAGTACCATGGAATGCCAGAGTTGCTGGTTGTTACCAGTGAAGGCTGAGAATCCATTGCATAGGAATAGCTATTAGCAACAGCATCCGTCAGATAGGCTTTGGCTTCCGGAAGGATTACACCGTAATCTCGCTCAGCCATAGCTTTATGTTGTAAAAATTCTGCGTTATTCATGTATTAGCTCCAGGTGCCCATCTGAATCAACTCGCCAGCCTCGCCAGCACTGCCAACAACAAATTTTGTTTCAACGTAATCCGAGATTGACGCCCCGGCATCGCCAGCGGTAATAGTTCCATCTGACAGTTTGGCGAAAATCTTCTGCCCTACAGTTGCCGCACCGGCCGTTTTCACCCAGTAGTCACCAGCAGTCATCAATGTCATCTGAACTCCAGGCTGAATAGTCATAGATGATTCACCAAGCCATGTGGTGACAGACGCCTGCCCTTCCCGATGAACGAAACCGGCAGGAGCACCGGTTCCAGTGTTATTGACAACACCATTGCTTACCCATGCAAAGCGACCAACAACAACCCCATTTGCACCGGCAACAAGAGCTCCCTCACCTGCAAGAAGACTTGCTTTAGGGTTAGCCGAAGCGAAATCGCCCTCAACTCCCGGCGCCTGTTGCTGATTAATTACACTTTGAAAGCCACTCATTTCTTAGCTCCGTTTCAGTTTAGTTGCGCCAGGAAATGCCTTGGCGAAAGAATTGGTTGCGGCAGCATCCATACCCATACCATGAGATGGTTTGCGAACTACCGCTTTCTGGCTGATAGCAAATTCAACCATCGATTTAAGTGCTGAAGGATGAACGCCTTTATGTTCAGCACCAATTGAATCAAGAGCAAAGCGATAAATAGACTCTGCGGAATCCATAGCTACCAGACTCACATCACCAACCAAAGCGCGAACGCATTCTCGAGCCTCATTGGCTTGACGGATACGCCCCATCACATTCTCTTCAGCTTTTCGAATTAATGCGGCATCCATAGCTGCTTTATTCTCATCATCGTCTTCATCCTCGGCAGTCTTTTTATCCTTGCCGTCATCATCTTCGTCTTCCGCTTCTTTGCGGTCACGATCGCGATCCTTTCGCTCACGTTCTTCACGCTCTTTTAGTTCATCCTCTTCACGTTTCAGACGCTCTGCTTCTGACTCATTATCTCTCTCAGCCTGCGTGGCTTCGTCTTCAACAACCTTTTGCACTTTCTTTTCCACTTCTTCTGGCTTCTCATCACTTGCCAGCATCGGCGTGATAACTGCCATCAACTTTTTAGTAAGTTCTGACATTGATTTCATTCCTGTTGGTATTGAATCCCCGACAACAACGTCGGATCCGGCTCTTCCCTCTGTTACGAGAGCAACGTGGTTCCCGACGATATCGCGCATTACACCATCGTATGGCTGGCCTTCATGCACGCCGGGGGTCATGTCAGCTACATATCTGTAGGCCGACGAAAGTTCTTTCTTCTCGTCTGTCTCGATTCCAGCGATAGAATCTGCGTCCCATACGACAAGCGAGTTCTTGAGATAAGTCCCGTCAAACTCAGCATCAGTACCAGTAGAACCAACCACAGCCATCTTCTGAGGGTCTGCAGCAGTAACCGGAATGTGTTCGTTAAGGAGCGGGATGTTGTTGAATGTAGATGCTGCTTTGGCTAACTCTTTCGGGTCACGAAGCAGGTAGTAAAACTTGTCAGGCTGTAAACCTAGCGATCTGTAATTAGGGATTTCACGCCCATAATAAGGGCAAACGTTAGCCTTACTGATTGGCGTCACTTCGATATGCAAACGCCCATCCTTATCAAAGGAGCGCACCGTTGCCTTGTCGAATGCCAATCCGTGATATCCCCATTGCCAGTCGCCTTTAACTTTGCGTAATGGCATGCTTTTACCTTTCGGCAGGCAATAAAAAAGCCGCAGTAGCGGCCATTATTTCCTCTTGGACATAGCTATTTTCAGTAGTGCAATCATTAAGCAACCAAAAATCAACACTAATCCCAGAGACCATAAAACCTCAATCATTTTCTATCTATCCCAGGGATAACAGGAGACCACGTACAACGGCAGTTGATAGCCTCTCCCGGCAGCACCCATTCACCATCAAGATACAGCCCTTTATCGAGGTCGAACTCTTTACCGTCAGCTTTCACATGGGATGGCCTTGGCTGCTTCCCGGCGTGTGAGTGACGCCAGATTCCTTTGGTGATGCCTAACTTCTTCTGCCGTTCAGACTGAATTACCGCTGTAGCTTTGTTGTTCTGATCGCGTGCGATCGTCTCAGCGCGTCTGCGTGTAATGCCATATCGCTTAACCAGTTCATCAGTGAGATAGCCAAGGTCACGACCACGGCTGACAGACTGCATGACTATCGTCTCAACCTGTGTGTGATAGTGTTCAGGTATGGATTTAATCAGGTTGACGTTCTCGTTAACGACAGCCTGCATCACGTTCTTAAGCTCGTCATTCATTGTGAACTTAACGGTAAATCCGCCAGCCTTTAACGCTGAGTGTAACGAAACGTCGGTGTTGCGCAGTGTCTTATCAACGAAGCGATCAGCTAGTTTCTTAGCCAGTTCATTGAATTTATGCTCCCACTGCTTGCCTAGTCTTGACAATCTGCGCTTTAACTCATTCGCAGGACTGGAATCCATCGCCATGTTGTTTTTGTATGCGCCCTCAAGCCAGTATCGGTATGACTTATCCATCTCCCTAACCAGTTTAAGAAGCTCAGAGCGATACCACTCATGAACTCCGGCGTTAGCTCTTACTGGACGAAGGGTTTTCCGGGTCTTCGAATCCTTCTTCGATGGACTCGTTTTCGTACTCTTCTTCGTCATATTCAGATTCCATCATGTGGTATGGGCTGGCCTTATCCGACTGGCGCATGCTTCTTATTGCATCAAGATCGAACACGCCAGCTTCGGCATAGTTCTTGTCAGCCTCAGACTGATGTTTCATGATCTCGGCTTTCTCTGCTTCTGTAAGCTCATACAGAGGCAGGAACTCAAAATCAATGTCAGGGTCAATCTCGCCAAATTCGTTTAACTGGATAACATCCAGTACTGTTTTCAGTGGTACTCTGAACAGATTCTCCTGCATGGCGTGGATTGAGTCATAGAAGACGCGGATTTCTCCATCAGATGACGCGTTTAGCCCGTTAGGAGTGATGCCAAGGAGCTTAACCAGGGGAATGCTTGATACCGATGCCATTTGTTCCTGCGCTTGCGCCTGAAGAGCATCAACTCCGGACAGACTTGTCACAAACTGGAAGAATTCTTCTCCATCCTTATCAATAAGGAACATTCCGCGATTGTCGCGAACCTTATTGAATAGCTCGGCACGCATAAACAGGTTTGGGTCTGCAATTCCAGACAAGGCATTCTGCATGTTCGTCTTCAGCCCGTGGACCACAAACGAATGAACCAGATCGCTAACGCTGTCACGTGTTCTCAGCCAGTTCTGCACATATGGCTCTGCCATCTGACTCAGCGACAAGCCGCCGAAGTTGTACGCCGCTTTGAGAATGTCTGGCACCTGGCGAGAAATCATTGTCAACATGCGACTGGCGTGAACCGTGCGCCCCATGACATACCATTCAGATGGATTGAAGAAGTCAGGGCTTAGAGGATTGTCAGCGTTATACACGCCCGGGTAAGTCCACATGGCTTCGATAACGCGGAAACCATTCAGGCTTCCTTTGGTAATCTTGCGCGGACTGATATAGAGCTTCTTATCCAGTTCGTCGGGAACCAGCCAGGCTGAGTTACCGCTTGGCGTCTTCACGTCGATATAAATCTGTCCGCGCCCGAAGTAACCGTCATGTTCCGCCGCCTCGCGAAACTTCTCTCGCACTCTGAAACGCTTTAATGCGTCGTCAAGCTGGCGAATCTTATCGGCCTTGTCGTCACCATCGTCTTTACCTACATGCTTCAGCTCAATCCATTTTCGCGTCATCTCTTCTGCTATCGTGCCAGTAATCTTGCGATACTCCGGCAACTGAGCAAGTTGAGACAGATATGGGTAGCCGGGAAATCCACCGTAGCCATATGCGGTGATGTTTGCTGAGTTAAGGTAACTGTACGGCGTGGAGTCCATCGCCAGAGCTGACTCCCCAATATGTTCAGGAATAACGCCTGGCGGGGGTACGTATCTCTCAATTCTGCGCAATGCCTCGCCTTCATTTTTAATTCGCTCCTGTTCGTTAATAATCGCAAGAACATTCGCCAGAGACATTGGCTGTTTCGCCTCTTCTTTCTGAGGCTCAGATTTTTTCTTTCTCAAAAAATTAAACACTATGCGAGCCTCAAAAGGTCTTCAGATATACGTAACGGACCATTGCCATTTTTCATCTCATCGATGGCATCCATCATCGGATCAAGCTGGTCGTCGTGCGTATTGAAATCAGGATTAATGGCTTCCATCTCAACGAGGAAGTCGTTGATGAATGGTGCGCTGCTGGGCAACTTGATGTAACCGGACTCGATATAACCCTGTACGTCCATCAGTCGTGTGTACTTATCCTTATCGCGCTGAATTGCTTTGATGGGGCATATCGCTTTTTTTCGGATGTTCTGTATCAGGCCTGTGCCAGATGACTTGTCCTCTATCGCCATATGGCGAAGCGGCCCATTCTTCAGAGTTTTGCACTTTTCCCAGAATGCAACAGCACGGCGTTGTAATTCATCGGCCTCCCATTTACCGCGAATCATATCGATCAGATAGATGTACCCGTCAGTACCAAGCCCCCAGTGCTCGAATACTGAGAAGTCGTTGACCTCTTTTGTTTTCTGTGCGGTGTCTCCATAGACGGCACGCCATTGCATGGGAGGGAGTACCGAATATTCACCAAACCATTCAGACTTAATAAGCCCCCCGCCTTTGGCGGTTGGTCGTTGCTGATAAAGGGCATTCCATACAAGAGAACCGCGCTGTTTGCACTTCTCTACGAACTCTCTCGGCATGCGCTCAGGAAACAGAATTTCACCGGGATTGCGCAGTCGATACACATTACCGTTGAGTTCATGAATCTCTTCCTTTTCAGCCTCCATTGGGAAGCTAACTACGCGCCAGCGTTCCCCGCCCTCTTCAGCTAGTTTTAATAACTGTCCGGCGAGATCGTTTTGATGCCAGCGTGTCAGGATGATGACAATTCCGTTTATCTTCGGGTCAACACGAGTGAAGAATGTCGTGTCATACCAGTCCATCACCGCTTCCTGGTAAGTTGGAGACGATGCGGTTTTGTAATCTTTCGCGGGGTCATCAATAACCCCAATGTTCATACCCTGCCCGGTGATGCCACCGTTAACACCAGCAGAACGATATGAGCCGCCGTGTAGTTCGCCTTTGGCATCAACTGGTTCCCATAGCTCGGTTTTGTTGATACCTCCCGCCAAACTGCGTCCTGAAGGTATTTTCACGTCAGGGAAAACATCAGCGTACTTATCAGAGGTGATAATGCGTTTAACGTCACGGCTCATTCGGTCTGACAGGTCAGAAGAATATGAGCACGAGATAATGTTCCATGATGGATGATGTCCTAACACATACGCTGGGAAGCGGCGAGAGCACAACTCACTCTTTCCTGAGCGCGGAGGGGCAAACACCATTAGCCTGGGCATGTTTCCGGCTTTAACTTCATCCAGAAAGTGATCTAGCTCAGCACAAAGCAGCTCGTTAAACCAACCTGTTTCGTATTGCGGATTAGTGTACAAAGTGAAATCGAGAAGGTTTTTTCTTGCTGAGCGGATAGCCAGCTCTTTGTGCAACTCATAAATCTGAGCGTTTCGATTCAAGCTGATTGGAGCGCCTGCCATTACCAAGTTCCTTCAGTTTCTCTTCAAGTAACTCTTCTGACATATCGGCATAACGAACAGGCCCACCATCAGCGCCAGTTATTTCTGTAGATGTTTGCTCTTTAAACGCCTGAACAGAAACATGCTTACCAAGAAGTTCGAGATTTTTGACTTTATCAGGCCATTTAATTTTCTTCAGAAGTGCGGCGCTATCTGCGGATACCATCTCCACGACATCCATTCCTGATAGCGTTGTGCGCCATACCTTAGGCCAGTCTTTGATGGGTTTTAACTCACCGTTTTGCAGGAGAATGTCGAGCACATCCATCTGGTCGATTTCAACCAATCTACGAAGAACATAGGCTGCATCTATGCCAGTCTGTTCAACGCGGGCGGATTTAAGTTCAGCAACGAATTTTTGAACATTAACATTTGCTAATAATCGAGATGCCTGCTCATTGGCGGTCTTCTCGCTGTAGCCCGCCCTGATCGCTGCCTGTGTTCCGTTCAGATCTTTCAGGTACTCACGGGCAAACAGCTCTTGTTTGTCGGTGAGCCTTGCCATTATTTGTGCTCCGTTTATCCGTTAAAAGGGATATCAGTTAAGTTATCCCGTGTAGGGTATAAGCCATTATCAAGCCCACCAGTAGATGGGCTTTGTAATGGAGAGCCGTTGTGAAAGTGGCTCTCAGACTGTCATTTTTTCCCTTTCTGTTTACCTGCCCACTGTTTTGCAATGTACAGGCAGTCATCGAAAATTCGGCCTTTTCTGCTGGCTTGTGAACAACGGCGGTAATGTTCCACCGCCATGTCAGCGCCAGTCATAGCCGCGTTTTGGTCGTATCCAAGCTTTATTAACTCGGTTGTTACATTTTTATGTATGAAATCAATCGGAGTCATGCTGGTTTACCATCAGGGAAATCCCCCATGTCACATAGCTTGAACTGAATCAGATCCTTCACAAGCTGCTCAGCCTTTTTAATGGCCCTCTTCTCTTTCTTCCGACGAGTCATGAGAGCGCTACCTGCTTGACCGTGCATTTCAAATGAGAACTTCTCAGCAGCCGCGACACGGTTTTGCATTTCGCTGATTGCCATATCGGTCAGGCCAGAGAAATCGAGGAGGTTAATGTCCTTCCCACCCTCAAGCTCAGTCATGTGGTCATACACCTGCGCCTGAAGCTCATAGCTGTAGCTCATTGCCATGAGGCAAGCTTCACGCTTGGGAAAATTGCAAATATCCCTCTCCACAACACCACCTGTTCCGTTGATATAGGTATCAGTTGCAAAAAATTTTGCAGCTGCATCCCCGAGAACCTTGGGTACTTTCTTCATGAAACTGCGGTGTTCGAGTTTGCGATATTTCTTACAGGGGAACGCAAGCCCCTCCGCCTCCGCTTTGGATTTCCGATCAGCATTAATGTAATCCACCATCTCAAGACTGCTCATGGTCGGGTATTCGCCAGAAGGAAGAACGGTTAATGATTTGTTCATGTCGGTATTTCCTTTAGAAAGTTGAGCCTGTTCGCACAGAAAAGCCGTCCCCGAGAGGTCCTCACCTATACGGCAGTTCTCAGGCTCAGCTTTCTGAAAGACTCGGGATTGTTACGCGCTGCGATACGCTGTGAAATTCAGATGTAAAAAAAGCCCCGCATCGCGAGGCTCATTAAATTGACTTTGTGATTTGCAAAAAAATTATTTCAGGCATTGCGTCCTGATATATTCCTGCAGGTAGTTAACCTGCGCGGTTATCCTGTCGATTCCACTTCGGAGACGGTAATAATTGAGTTCAGCATCTGCTGTAAGTCTTGGGCTTTCTCCATCGCCCATGCTGCTGGCTCCGGTCGTTGACTTTGCACAGGTGGCGGCGACTTGCAGGCGCTTACGACCAGCAGAAACATCAGCACGGAGACTTTCGATAGTCGCGTTAGCATCAGCAAGCTCCTTTGTGTATCTGGCATCGAGTTCTGCTACGTCACGTTGACGCTTCTGCATGTCAGCGATGATGGATGTGGCTTTATCGCGCTGTTCTTTGTAGGCGATTGCATTATCACGGTAATGATTAACAGCCCATGACAGGCAAACGATGATGCAGATAACCAGAGCGGAGATAATCGCGGTTACTCTGCTCATACCTCAATCTCTCTGACCGTTCCGCCTGCTTCTTTGAATTTTGCAATCAGGCTGTCAGCCTTATGCTCGAACTGACCATAACCAGCGCCCGGCAGTGAAGCCCAGATATTGCTGCAACGGTCAATTGCCTGACGAATATCACCGCGATCAATCATCGGTAAAGCGCCACGTTCTTTAATCTGTTGCAATGCCACAGCGTCCTGGCTTTTCGGAGAGAAGTCTTTCAGGCCAAGCTGCTTACGGTAGGCATCCCACCAACGGGAAAGAAGCTGGTAACGTCCGGCGGCTGTTGATTTGAGTTTGGGGTTTAGCGTGACAAGTTTGCGAGGGTGATCGGAGTAATCAGTGAATAGCTCTCCGCCAACAATGACGTCATAACCATGATTTCTGGTTTTCTGTCGTCCGTTATCAGTTCCCTCTGACCACGCCAGCATATCGAGGAACGCCTTACGTTGATTATTGATTTCCACCATCTTCTACTCCGGCTTTTTTAGCAGCGAAGCGTTTGATAAGCGAACCAATCGAGTCAGTACCGATGTAGCCGATGAACACGCTCGTTATATAAGCGAGATTGCTACTTAGTCCGGCGAAGTCGAGAAGGTCACGAATGAACCAGGCGATAATGGCGCACATCGTTGCGTCGATTACTGTTTTTGTAAACGCACCGCCATTATATCTGCCGCGAAGGTACGCCATTGCAAACGCAAGGATTGCCCCGATGCCTTGTTCCTTTGCCGCGAGAATGGCGGCTAACAGGTCATGTTTTTCTGGCATCTTCATGTCTTACCCCCGATAAGGGGATTTGCTCTATTTAATTAGGAATAAGGTCGGTTACTGATAGAACAAATCCAGGCTACTGTGTTTAGTAATCAGATTTGTTCGTGACCGATATGCACGGGCAAAACGGCAGGAGGTTGTTAGCGCAACCTCTTGCCACCCGCTTTCACGAAGTCAGCCATTGCGCTGGTTTTCTTTTATGCAAAGCACACCGCACCGTAGCCACAGCGGATAAGGTGATTGTTTTGTATGCTTTGTGTTTGGTTGATTATGTATTTCAGAAATGTTGTGCTAATGTTGTCATTCATATAAAGAAGGATTAAACACAAATGAATGACTTTGACACAAGAAGGCTCCACGCAATCCATATGTTACTTCAAGAGATCTCTGATAAAACCTTGCAAATAGCCATGTCAACGCACTCTGATGAAAACAAGAAAAGTCTTATCACACCACTAATGAAAAGACATGCGGATCTAGTCGCTGAATTTCAGGAACTATTGAAATAATTAAATACCCACACAGAGATACGGGGGTATTAGTTACCACATTAGCAACTTTATTGCGTCAATATTTGCAAACCTCTCAGCCCGCGATGGTTGGAGTTCCAGACGATACGTCGAAGTGACCAACTAGGCGGAATCGGTAGTAAAGCGCCGCCTTTTTTCATCTCACTACCACAACGAGCGAATTAACCCATCTATCCCATACTGGAGAATTCACCATGATATTTTATCCTGGCATTTTCCATTGCCTTTCTAGCCTCCTCGATATCGTCAAAACACCCTACATGAATCCTCCATGTAAGAATTCCAGTATCTGGATTGTAATTAAAAAGTCTCAATGCATCTTCACGTTTTAACATAGGCGAACCACATAGATATTAGAGCCTGCTGACATAGAAATATCACCACGAGAGAAGTCGCCAAAAGCGATATTTCTCAGGCTCTATTCCTATGTGCTCTCGAGTTTATGATGCGCATGTCAGTGCGCTTAGAACTTAAAGATGAGGTGGGTAAAAGCTGAAAGAATGTGAACGGATATAAATCTGCCATTCTTGGGTCAAATTTACCCAACTTTATTCAAATAGTCAATATTATGCCGTTAATATGTTGCCATCCGTGGCAATCATGCTGCTAACGTGTGACCGCGTTCAAAATGTTGTCTGCGATTGACTCTTCCTTGTGGCATTGCACCACCAGAGCGTCATACAGCGGCTTAACAGTGCGTGACCAGGTGGGTTGGGTAAGGTTTGGGATTAGCATCGTCACAGCGCGATATGCGGCGCTTGCTGGCATTCTTGAATAGCCGACACCTTTGCATCTTCCGCACTCTTTCTCAACAACTCTCCCCAATTGCTCTGTTTTTGATATATCAACCGCACGGCCTGTACCGTGGCAATCTCTGCATCTTGCGCCCGGCGTCGCGGCACTACGGCAATAATCCGCATAAGCGAATGTTGCGAGCACTTGCAGTACCTTTGCCTTAGTATTTCCTTCAAGCTTTGCCACACCACGGTATTTCCCCGATACCTTGTGTGCAAATTGCATCAGATAGTTGATAGCCTTTTGTTTGTCGTTCTGGTTGAGTTCATGCTTACCACAGAATGCAGCCATTCCGAATCCGGCTTGTGATTGCGCCATCCCCATAGCAGCCATCACATCAGTACCGGAAAGAGAGTCAGAAGCCGTAGCCCGTGGTGAGTCGCTCATCATCGGGCTTTTTGGCGAATGAAATTTAGCTACGCTTTCGAGTCTCATCGTCTTCCCCTCTTGCCCTGTTTGACCATCAGGACGCCGTTAACTATTACATGACGCTCGCCTTTGCTGTCTCTGTTGTACTTGAGCACTGTTCCTCTTGCGCAGGAAAGCATCCTCGCCACTTCGGTCTGATTGCCTCGTGTCTGGATAAGAAGCTCTGGTATCGTTTGAATTGTGGCGTTCATACGTTCTCCAGTTCGGTGATTTTTATTCCAAGCCGTCCGCCTGGTACTTTCACACCACGAATTACGCGAATGTCATCGAATTGCTCGTCGTCTTCCGCAAATCCGGCGTGGATAAGGGAGTCGAGTAAACCTTTCAGGATGTTATCGAGGTCGCGGCGGCGGGAGTCTGGAACGTCTGCGATGACTTTGATGCGGAGTCGTGATTTGGTGAAAATGTCTAACTTGAGTTGGCGGATGATTTGCTGAACGTCTTTTCGGTATTTCTGGCCTTTATCGCTGATGTAGTATTGTCTTCCCCGTCTTCGCCAGTAGGTATTCACCGACGGCGGGTATGGAAGCACAAACTGATATTCGTTCATGACTTAATCTTCCCCTCCTTCAGTAGTATCGCCTGCGTCCTGATCACGCCTTCGAGGTGGTAAAGTCTGGCGTCTTTGTTGTCGATATTATGGGTACGTCGGTCGATTTCATCGTGACACGCGCTACAAGCCCATGCGCCGATCAGGTCGTCAGGCTTCATTCCCGTTCCGCAAATTCCAGCCATCCGGTAATGTGCCAGAACTGTAGTTTCAGGATTGCCATTGCATACGCCGTAAATACGTACCTGGCATTCTCTGCCGCGCGCTTCTTTGCGTAGGTTAGCCATTTAATACTCCAGTTCAGGGGCATTTTTTAGGTCATGTTTTTTGCAGAATTGCTGCCACTCTCTTTCCAGCCGCTTACCTGTAAATTTCACTCTGCATTTTGAGTAAGTGCTAATGGCATTAAATGGTGCTGAGCCTTCAGGAAATCGAGAGCGGAATACTTCTGCCACAGGTACTAAAACCAAATACAAATAATCAGAGCTACTAAACGAATCACTCATCGTCTTCTTCCTCGTGCATCGAGCTATTCGGATCGCTCATCAGTTCTGCGC